GATAGATAGGTTTACCATCCTGAATGGCACCTAGCTTGTTCATTACATAAACATCAATCCAACTCTTGGTCTTACCTCGTATAAGGTTAGGGTAATAGTTTTGAAGCATGTGCCTACGATTTTCAGCATCATCGTTTGGCTTATAATCCTGAATCTCACCGTCATCATTCTTTACTTCGAGCATCCCAGAAGGTTGCGTAAAGAATTGCCAGTTGTCTGGCTTAACCAACATCTTAGCCTGTTCACGCGGAATATGATCTGGGATTGGCACCTCACCAGACATGATAGGCCACCAATGATCTTCTTCAGGAGCGTTGGTATCAGCAATAACGCCAGTCCAGCTTGGGCCACCGTCACGCATAGAAGGGTAACGACCAACACGCATAGTACATGCATCAATGATAGACTTCGGTATCTCCCTTGCCTCATTGATCCAGATGCCAGTCAATTCGAGAGAGAGGAGTTTCTTGACATCTTCGGGACGATCAAGGGCAAGGAAGATTACTTCAAGTTCGACTTCGCCGCGCTTGATATTGTGGGTGTATGGGACTGACCATGTGAACTTTCCCCATTCGTTTTCTGGGAACCAGTCAAGCCATGTCTTAATAGTTGTAGTTCGTAGCTGTGGGTTTGTGTTCCGTATAATAGCCCATCGAGACTTTCGTAATCCGTCTGGGCCTTTCTTTTGCTCCAACGCCCGACGAAAGACTTCAACACAACATCCAACACTTTTACCACTCCCTACTGGCCCTCGAATCCCACGAAAGAAAGTATCGTCCTTCATAAAGGACTTTAGCACTTCACCGTCAGGCTTGTACTTAAAATCAACCACTATCGCAGTCCTTTGTCTACTCCGACCTTAATCATGCACTCTGCCACATCAGGCCCGATATTGTCTATCACTTGGTCGAGCATATAGTTTGTCACAAACATCTTCCCATGCTTTTCATCCAAATGTTGGAAGTGAACCTTCTTTACAATGCCACGAAGCATCCGAAGTTCTTCAGGTTTGAGTGAGTTTACAAAGCTCATTTCTTCTTAGTGACTTTCTTTTTGGGCTTAGAATAAGCCTCATTAATGTCAGGAGTGGAAGGGTCGTCTGCCTTTAATCGTCCCTTGGAGCTGCGAGAACGTGTTGGTTCTGGCCCTTCCACCAAGCGGCGCGAGTCAGGGGTTCTCGTTTTGCCGCTATACGTTGTACCAGCAAGCTCGTGTGTCTCACCAGTATAGAGTTCACCACTGGGTAAATACCATGCCATGTTATGTCCTATACTTCTTTACTTTCCGAGCAATCGCTTTCGGTTGAGCCACAAACTGCTTACCCTTTGCCTTGCCCTCTCGTTTAGCTCTGGTTGTAGCTGCATATTCAGAATCACTAAGAGCAGCAATAGCCTTGCTAGGAAGGTAGCGTTCACCAGTCTCACTAGACTTCTTGCCAGACTTGGTGCGCCATTTTTGCTTTCCCCAATTGAGGAGTGACTTCTGAGGTGCCTTCATTTGTAACCACCACCACGCTTCTTATATTCCTTGGCAAGTAGTTGCGCCTTTCTGGCACTCCATTGTCCAGCAGCAGTGCCATGTGTGGCCTTGGCCTTAATGGCATTAAACAAAGACTTGCGCATCTTTGGCTTAGTGTAGTTACCCGCTGCGTTAACTGCCATTACGGAAACCTCTTCTCTGTGTCAGGCATGTCAGAAAGCTGAGTGCCAAGCTTACTTAGAAGACTACGCAGTTGACGAGCACGATCATCTTTCTCTTTGCTCAACCCACCCTTCGGCACATTGTTCATAATCTTTTCTAACTCTGCTTCGGCAGCATTGTATTGGCTGAGAAGAGATTGACGTTTCTTCGGGGGACGACCAACCTTCGATCCATAAGTTCCTTTACCCATAGGCATTACGCTGTATCCTTATTCTTATTTCTCTTGCTAATAGCCCTAGCCTTGGCACGTGCGTCAGCCTTACTACTGGCACCCCAAGCTTTTAGGCTGAGAAGAAGACGAGTAGGTTTGCCATTGGCATCCCGCTCTGGGCCACGCATCCCCGCCATCCTTGCCAAGAAACTGGCACGACGAGGATTGTCACCACTCTTCACTGGAGCCTTCAACGTGCCACCCTTGTAAGACGCACGGCCCTTGGCATTCAAGCCACCCTTGGGGTTCTTACCCTCTTTACGCGTCCAAGCTGGTGTCTTCATAACCAATCTCCTATGCGAACCTTTCTAAAGAAAAATATTTTTTGAAGCAACGCACAAAACCTTTAATGGGAAAAATGCTAGGAAAGGACTACTGACACTGGCCCAATGCCGACTTTTTGACCCCCTACCTACTATGACAGATCAATGGATACCTTAATATCCCCTGCTACCTGTACCTGCGAGCGATCTATCGGTTTGAATCCAGCACGATCAAGTATATCCTTGGATGCTTCTAGCTGAACGTACTCACTCTTGGCACCTGAAGCGAGCTTCAAGACCTTTGCAGCCGCTACTGTAGCATTCATACCGAGTTGCTCTGACACCCGTTGCATCATATACTGTTGCACATGTGGTTGCCGTAAGGCCTTGGAAGCACTCACTCTTCCAGACTCGCCCTCTGCATAACCCGCTTCTCTAGCAGCTTGAGTGACACTACAACCCAATGCTACGAGTGTATCTACCAAGCGAGTCTGTTTGTCAGTCAATTTCCTAGTTTCAATGGTGTTCATTGTGTCCTCTCGTTAGCCCCCCTCTCCCTCTCTCCCCCCACAATAACCCGATTGACTGACAAGTTGTCAAGATGTGACGTGGCGTCACTTCTTGTCAACAAGAGTGATTGCTGGTGTTGCACCCCTTGACAGAGCATATGGCCATTGAGGCCATCTGCCCTGTGTGACGCTCTCAGGGATTGTCTATCCCTGCCGCGAGGCAGACCCAAGACAAACAAGGTTGTTTGATCCCCTTTTCGCTCTCGCAAACAAGGACTTAGGTTCGTCGATCCGAAGGATTGTCGAATCAGTCCGAGGGGATACGCACGTGCAGCTGCGCGCTTGCGTTCCCCTCAACTTATTCGCCAAGTCACAGTGGCACTGGAGTGCCTAGTTCCAGTGGCACACTGGAGTCCACCACCAAGCAGAGGCACATGCCCATCGAGGGCATGCGACTCTGGCAGACGGACGACGCTCCCGCTTTTGTCGTCCTAAATCCACACGCGGGTGCGGATTTACTGCGGTCAGCTATCGCGTAATAATATCCGATCGAGGGATAGATATGGGCCGTGGCGGTACACGCCACTAAACCGCAAGCGGTTTACCCATATCATCTATGTCAATACCTTCAGAAACAACTCGGTCAATGCGCAAGCGTTATTGTGTCACGCAGAGCGTGACGCTCTTTAGTTTATTCGCGCACTGAGTCTCATTGTTTCCTCACCTACGGCTGAAACACTTCGTGATGGAACATCACCAAGTGTGTCAGGGTTTGACTTCGACCCTCGAAAGGATGTTCGGGAACCGTTCAAAATATCAGAAAGGAATGAACAATGAGTGAAGATATTGATTGGGTAGAGATAGAAGCAACGCAGCTTACAATACCAGCCTTCACATTCTTTTGTGACTGCTGGATGCAGGAACAAGAGGATGATGAAGAAGATACAATATGGTTTTAAGAGAACCGCTGCCAACTGATCGACCAGAAGCAAGGCAACCTCGGCAGAGCCGAGGCGCAAGCGGCCTTGCGTCTGCTCGATGCAGTCGGACGGTCGCGAAGGTGTCGAAAGACATAATACAACTTATCAACAATGGAGAACAAAATGGATAAGAAACAAGCGAAACTAATCAACTCAACACTTCAGTCTGCTTACACAGGTGAGGACAACGTAGCACTAAGCGCAGCGATAGCTCGCTTGTGTGCGGAGATGTACGATCCGCGCATGAAGCTAAACCAAGACACTGGTGCATATGAGGAAGTCAACAGCCACCAGTGGGAACAGTTATTCTTCATGCAACACATTGCGAACCACTTGTGGGCAGCAATGTATGACACGCGTACCAACACAAAAGGGTACGTCAAGGGCGTCAAGCACAAGCTGGACAAAGCGATGGTCAACTTGAAACAGGCCAGTGCGCAGTACGATGGTACCGAGATCGCCCTTGAGGCCCTTGATCGAGCGGAGATGTGGGTGCAGCAACTCGAAGAGAAGCTTGCGATGTTCGAGGAGATGTACCACATGTTTGCCGACTTTATGGAGGTTGCATGCGGTAGCACCCACAAACCATGGGAACCATGGACGACAGCAGTCGAGGTTAAGCCAGAAGCAAGCTCTGACAAAGAGGCAGAGATTGCGGCACGGCTTGCCGAGCGAGGCCTTGATATGGCAGTGGGTAATGCTGCCAACACCAATGGCGTTGATAGCGCGAAGACAGCATAACCGAGGGGGGCAAGTCCCCCCTTTTTTCTTGTTGCATAGGTTGGGTTCACCGCAACCGTGCAGATATATGCGCAGCGGCCAACGTATGCACGCTGTGAGAAACGAATCCAAAAAGGAGAACATTATGGATACTCGTGACAATACCTTAGTTACCACTTTGCGTGGCATCATTAAGCAAGAGATTGAACTGGCACTCTATGTTCGAGACAAAGAGCCAAAGAATGAATCGCCAATTGATATTGAAGATTATCGTGGCGACATCGAAACGATGATCTCTGAGTACATTAACTACAATGTCACAGTGACAATCGAAGGCTAAACCAAAGTGACGTAACGTCAAAAATATAAATGACGCTACGTCACTAAACTATTAGTTAATAAAGTGCTGCATACTTGCAGTGTAACAACCACGGAGAACACCATGCTAGACATGACAAACGAATGGAACTTTCCCATTCAAACACAACCTATCTATGACATCAATGGCGAACCAATCGAGGGTCACAAAGCAGTGATGCGCACTGACACCAACAAAGTGTTGGGCGTACACGGCTCTCGCTACAAAGCAGTAAGCCATGATGATGTTGTCAATTCAATCTTGGACGGTGTGTCACAAGCAGACTTATCGAATGACTATACTGTTGATGTTGAGGTGCTAGAAGATGGACGCAAACTGCGCGGTCATATTCTATTCAATGATCTCACAGTTGAACCCGCAGTCGGTGACTACACCAAGTTCAAAGTAGACTTCTTTAATAGCTATGATGCATCGTGGTCATTCTCACAAGCAGCCAGTGGTCTACGCCTCTGGTGCTTGAATGGATGTACTACGCCTGATGCAGTAGCTAAGACACGTTACAAACACACTGCGTCTATCAACGTAGAAGGCAGTGCCAATAAAATGATTATTGGTTTGCAACACTTTATGTCACGCAAAGAAGTGTGGCAGTCATGGATGCGCACATCAGTGACAGACGCACAGATAGAGAACTTCTTTAAGAAGACTGTAGCTAAAGCGTTCACGCGCCAAGTGACAGTCTCCAAGACCAACGAGAAGCAGCTTGAGAACCTGCTGTCTATCTGGAGCAATGAAGCGGCTGCGCTAGGCCACAACAAGTGGGCTGCGTACAACACACTAACCTATTGGGCAACGCACACTGGTGAACTGCGCTCGCCGCACACTGCGCGTTACAATCGTGAAGCAGCCATTGCATCTGCAATGCGCAACAAAGAATGGGAGTTTGCTTAATGCTTAATCTATCATCAAAAGAACTAGACGCACTCAGCGACAAGCTGGGTGTGGAACTATCACCACATGCACACATGGCTATTGCAGACGCAATCAAGTCAGTGAATCCTAACTTCAATGCAAACAAGTTCTTAGCTCGTTGCATGCAATCATGGGAGGACAATCACCTTGCCCCACTTAACGACGAAATACCCTACTGAAACTGTGGCTTGCCCTGAATGTCTGGGCGATGGTCAGTTAACATATGAACGTCCTGAGCCTTGGGTAAACCGTGACTTGCCACCAAGCCTCGAAGAATACAAGGATACTTGTTGGAATTGCAAAGGCTCTGGCGAAGTAGAAGTTGACTACGATCCTTACTAGTTGCATACATGCAGTATGAAACCATATTTTTCACAGCTGCAAGTATTAGCTAATGAGCTAAACGTACCTTTGCTCGACGCATTTGCACGAGCAGAGGTGCCAACTTCTACTTACTATCGGTCAGTCAACGGAACAACAGAGATGCGTTACGACACAGCTTGTCGTATCTACAAGGCGATCTATGAAGAACACTCGGCTGTCTCAAAACTACGATCAGCTAATCAGGATGCTGGTCAAAGCGAGACACAAAAAGAAACTGAGTCAACCAGACTTAGCTAAAATCATAGGCTGCACCGAATCTCTGATTCATAAATGGGAGCAGCACAAACGTGTTCCGTCTGGTTTCTTCCTAATGTGTTGGCTTGAGGCACTAGACTATGACATCGAAGTCAAAAAGAAAAAGACAAACGATTAACTGCATTGCGTGTGACACAATCACCGAGTGGTTTGT